ATTATCTTTATTCTCTTTATTATCATTCTCCATTGCTTTATTCGCGGCTGTATTAACATATTCGTCCTCGGCATATATATTACCAAGTGTATTCGCATAATTCATATAGTTCGCATTTGTTAGGGGAGTTGTATTTTGTAAAAGGCTGACGTTAATATTATTTACCGATTCCTCCAATTCAATCAATTCATCGCTAAAAACATCATTCATCTCACTTTTTTTCAGATATTTCGACTGATTCATGAACAAATTGATGAACTTCGCAATGAAAATCGATGCGTTAGTAAGTTGCATGACGTTCTTCGACCCATTCATATGCATCTTTCCTGCCTTTATCTTTATCTCTATACCTGTTTGTCTCGTCGTCTTGACACCCTGACTTCCCATAAATCCATATTTGCGCTCCCAGTCTTTATATACTTTAATTGCGTCATCAAGGGACTTCTGAGCGTAATAGCTCTCATGTAGTAATTTAATAACACTCGCCGGAGTTATATTAGGGTTTTGCTGGAATGTTTTATGAATGAACTCAAACTCCAAATTCATCCGGCTATAAAATGAGACGCGCTTATACTTCGCGAGGAGTTCCGTCTTTTCGTAGTTTCGCTTCGACAGAATCGGCGACAAAAATGGCGTCATGAATTTATTGGAAAAATTATTCATCTCTTTGAAATTGAAATCCTCCGGTAAATTAACCAAATTAATAATGTCCATCAATATCAAACGTGTTCTCCCGTGAAATTCGAGTTTGTTCGTAGAAGCATTGAATGATACATTCGGTAATTCGAGCTTCGTCGTTTTCGGAATTTTGAGCTGGCGATACCGATAATCAATCTCATTAATTTTTTGAATTAATTTACTGATTTCCATAACGGCCTCATACGTATTTTTTAGTGATGCGCCGTATTTTTCTTTGAATGCAATCCGGACCTCCATATTTCCATTGCGATGAATATTAATCGTAGCATATTTGGGTTGGTCATCCAGAGTATAAATATAGCGCTTTAATGTTAGACCACGGGAGCTGTATTGGACCTCTCGGATAAGTGTATCCGTTGCGTCGCGAACCTTCTTAGTTGAAGCAATCCAATCCTTGATTTGTTTCTCACTGATAACTTTACTTTCGACGAGAGGCTTATAAATACGAAAGAATGGCGCTGGACTGTCCATATCTTTGTAGCGCATAAAAGGGGTCTTCTCATCGACCGCGAACAGACTAAAAATGGTTTTCAAATTGACGAACTCGTGCTCGTAATCATTCGTGATATGAATTAGCAACTGGATAACATTACACCCCTGAAAATAGCTCATATCAACTGGTATTTTCTCCATGAAGTTTATGAGCTTATCTTCTGCTTTGATAAGAGGCTTCAACCGCTCCATCTCCTTGTAAATAATGTCGGGGTCATATTCGATAAGAGCCCCCGCCCAATATTTAATAAAATACCCATTCACCAAAATGTCATCTACTTTTTTCCCGATGCTCCGACAATATTCCATCTCGTCATTCAACATATGTAAATAAATCTCGCCATTCTCAAATCGTAAGCCATTTGTAGCGTCATAGAGGGTCTCATCATTAATATTAACGACGTGCTCAACCAAAATTGTATGTCCATCCTTTGCTACGAAATTTTTATAGTCAGGGACAATTTCCTTTTGGAGGAGAGATGGTCTTCCTTCGATATTGGTCCAAGTAGGCCCGAGCATTTTCGTCCCTGAGCCGTATATGACCCATAGCTCCTGATTTTCGGGTATGAGAATATCCTTATTACTACTCATAAAACAAAATATTTTCTTTCGGATAGTTGTAATCGTATCGTCTTCATAGATTTGTTGGTATATGAATTTGATTTTGGGAGTCTTATGCTTTGTTATAATATCATAATATTTTTTGAAGTGGGACTTTAATAGTGCGTCGGGCTTTCCGGTTAGTTCTAAATTAGATAGAGATTGCTTAACATCGCGAGGCTGGTCCCCAACAAAAACATATGAGCAAGTATTCGTCTTTAACCGGTCCAATCTAATAATTTTAAAAATATTCATTTTTTCATAATCTTTTATTCCACATATGGTCGAAATTTCTGTTGTCATCTAATTAAAAGATATAAAATATATTTTCTAATTATGAATTTATTTAAGTGGGCTATCAGTTATCTTAATACCACAATAGTCATGCGGGTCCGCATTGAAATCAATATTCTTATAATACCCAACTTTAATCGCTTCTTTAAGAAGGAACTCAAAGTTTTCCCAGAACTCGTTCGTGTGTCCAACTGAGAGGGTCATGATATGGGCCAACTCATGAAGGGCCACGAACATAATGACGTTCTCTTTAACAATGCGGTTCTGTCCGTCGCGCGAACGCAAACACAGGACCATCTTCTCTCCCTTATTAATGCTATAACTCGTATTCGTGCTACTTGGTTCTGACTCAACAATATTATCAGGGTTGAATTTGGAAATCATTCGAGAAATGCGCTCATCTTCGGGATATTTTTTAGATAGGATGGAACAAATGTTGGTCAGTTTTGTTCGAACATTGGCGAGTGTATCAGCGGCCAACTGCTTATATTTTAAATTATAAACCATATATTTTCTCTTATCGACATTACTCATAACATAGGATACATCCTGACGATAACCTTGTATAATTATAATCGCCATTATAACTAACATAAATCCTATCATGATATACATAAAAACCATTCTTATAAAATATAAGAATAAAATTATTCTTAATGACGCAATTGAAAAACGACGAAAATTAATATAAGCATCAGAAATGGAAAAAAGATGTTCCGATAATAATTGTAAAATATCTTCTGATGTTTAAAATTATTAAAACCTTCAATAATAGTCCCATCATTCTTGAAAAATATCCTCTCATATGGAAGTTTCGCTTTGATAAGTTCCGGAGTTGAAAGAGACGTTTTCGCAAGAACAAGCTTCAATATATTTTTATAAAAGGTATCCTTAAATTTCTGGTTCGGATATTTATAGCTAACATTCCGAGCATTTATTTCCGCAAGAAAACACTTGAAGTCATTATTAATAAGAATATCATACCCGAGAATCTTAAAACACTTCTGCTTCTTTGCGGGACATTTCAAGTGTTCAACAGTAGAACGGATGGTCTCACGCGTAATTTTTACAATCTGGGGAAATACCATATTATCCCACACCTGTTTCCCGAAACTGCGAGTGAAATCTTCCGGAATATAGAAAACATTGTTCTTCGAATTCTCCCCACTTAATACAATATTGGGGTCGAATGTATCAGTTTCAAATTCTTTGTTCGCTGTATAAATGAATCCATTCTTTGATAAATAAGCCGTCGTCGAATTTTCCGTCTGGACATAAATGACGTATATGCGGAAATGGAACTTCTTATTATTAAATAATAGGGGGTTATCAATATAATCTTGAATAATCCATTCTTGGTAATCGGAGTAGTGGTCTAAATGACTCATAAGTTCTAAATAATTACGGACAACTCCGACGCCGGTCCTCGACAATGAATTCTCCGGCTTTACAATATAAACTGGTGGGTCATCCCGTGGATTCGAAACAAAAAGTTGTTTCAATTCTTCGAGACTGTTGCGATTGAAGGAGATTGTCAGGGGAATATAATCAGGACGAGTCTTGTAATAATTCAAATGAATATTATACTGTTCCTTCTTATTCCCGAGAGGATTCACATCTTGTAATTGATTGACGATTTCGCATTTTGAATAGTTTGGATGATTGCGATTTCCATAACTTATGTCGCAGTAGAATATTTTATCTGATGACGACGGGTCATCTAATTCTTGGAGACCACTTTTTTTTAGCTCATCTGTTATGAGAGAGTGGAAATATGGATTATTATTTATAAATGACATAATATATCTTAGATTTTATAATATAATATTATTTTATTTTATTCAATTTGAATAAAATATTGGATTCAAATAACTTTTAGCCTTATTGCGACAACTCCAAAAAGCTTTTCATCCTCCTTAGTGTAATACTTGTAATAAACACTAAGTCCGTGGTCAATCCCATATTTTTCCATATTCGGTAAGCATTTATCCAATCCTTCTGTTTCAAGATAGGTTTTGAAGTTCGGATATTCAGCCTTTCCAGTAATTTGAGTCAAGAAACTCCTCGGTTTGAAGTCCTCGTTTTTCCACTCAATAATATCACCGACCTTCATTTCCTTGAATTTTCCTTTGTTTTTTCTTCCTTCAACAGTCTTCAATCCAAGTTGGATTAAAGTAAACCATGGCTCAGAAAGATTTTCAACGTATTTTGGCTCCATTTTATTTGTTCTTTTTTTATTTGTTATAATATTCAATTTTTTAGATTGATTTGGTTTATTTGATTTATTAGTTCTAATTGAACGATTTCTTTTTTCCATAAACTAAATAAGAAAATTTATTCAATTAAAGAGATTTAATCACTCTTCTCGATTTTGTATCAATTGAACTATTTTTTGGAGCAACAATAATCTCATCGTCATCTTCTGATTGAGATGATTCTGTAGCACTTAAACTCTGTGATTCACATTCTTCAAATAAAATCAACTTCGATTTAACAATTCCATCAATAAACTTTTTGGCTTGACTCTTGTTATTTTCAATTTCAATTTCTAATTTTTGGATGAGCGCATCATTTGCTTCGAAATACGCAACAATTTCTTGTTGGCGTTCAATTGAAGAAGGGATTGGGATTTTTATTTCCATTAATTCTTTCATATCAATATTTCCATTATTAGTGCAATATTTTGCTAATCCTTGTATTTTATTTTGAATTGATTTTAGATAATAATATAAATATTTAAAGTTATTATTTGTTTTAGGTAATAATTGAAATACTGCTATATTTGCAGCACATTTACCATTAACTACAAACACTTTTCCTATGCCATAATTCTCACTAATTGGTTTAGATGAACTTCCACCTGATTTAATGATAAGCAAATATTCTTTACCATCAAAATCAAATGTATTATGCGTTCCACTTGGATTATTACAAGATGCTTTGTAAAATGGATATTCTCCTGTATTTGTAATATCTTTTGAATTTGTTTTGCCATTACCATTTAATTTAAATAATTCTCCAAGTGTTCTTACAACAATATCATCTTCATATCGTTCTTCTTCCGCGTCATCTTTCATATATTCCGCATAATTGAGTGAATATGAATTACTCGCAATTTTCTCAATTGGAACTTCAACAAAAAGATTTTTCACACCTTCACCCTCATATGGATTATAGTCATAAAAAGCCACTTTCGTTGTTTGATGAGTTTTTGAAAACTTGTAATCGCGTCCAGTTTCTTTTTGAGTTTTAGATACATTGATTTTTACTTCAATTACATCAGTTCCTTCCCTCTTCTTCACAAAGTAAAATACACATGTCTTGATTGATGTATATGTAAATATTCCAGAAGGTAAATAAATAATCTCTTTCAAATCACACGTTTTCATAAGATATTCACGAACAGCGACAAGAGTTTTATTCGTCTTCGAAAATAAATCCTGTCCATCAGGAAGAACAACCGCACATTTTCCTCCAATATTCAACATATAAATGATTGCTTGAATAAATAATGAAACCGCATTGTCCGACTTAATAGGAACATATTCTAATTTCAATGAACTTTGAAAATCATCGTATTTAAGGCCCTTAATTCCAAATGGAGGATTCGCAAGAATATTATCAAATTTACGAGTAATTGGCTCACGGATACTATCACCGCGGTCTAATTGCTCAAACATATGACCTGTTGAAATCAACATATTTGAAACTGCTAATTGATAAGTATCTGGCTCCAATTCTTTTCCATATAGTCCTTCGGTTTTAATAAAATCCCAATCAAGTGAAATATTTTTTAATTTCGCTTTTTCTTGAATAACTCGAATATATTCAATAAGAAACCCTCCGGTTCCCATTGTTGGATCGCAACAAGATTCAATCGTTCCATCTGGATATATTTGCGGGTTAATTAACTTAACCATCAGTTTTTTCGCATGTAATGGAGTAAAAAACTGACCAAACACTTTTCCAACCATAATATCTTTAATAACATCCTCATAAGAATCTCCAAGAACATCATTTTCTACATGTGTTAAATCAATATCATTCAATTTATCAATTAATTTTTTATATGTAGATTGTCTCTGAATATCAAACCGTTTTTCCTGTAAGAAAATATTTTTCGTCGATGGATGAACTGATAATATAATTTCCCATAAATATCTCATCATATTTGGAATATCATCTTCTTTCTCTTTTGATAATTTTGAAAATCGAACACATGTTAATAAACGTTCTCGATTATATTCAATCATATCCTCTTGAAAACAAGAATAATCGTATGGATAATTATCAATATCAATTATACCATCAAAATGGGATTCCAATAATTTTAATATCAATAAATATGATAAATTGCGTAAAGCCTTTTCACCAGTTAAACCTTCATTGTCTCGAAGAATATCCAAACAAGAATTAAAAGATTTTGTTAATTCATTTTTTAAATTACTTTTTTCATCTTTTTTAGAAAGTAATTCTTCACATTTGACCAATGAAATACAAGGTCTTTTCGCATTTTTATGCTTATCATAATCGCACTTTTGTTTGAATGATTTCTTGCATAATTCGCAAATGAGCATTTTTCCAGAATATAATTTCTCTGACATTATATATTATAAGATATTATTTCTTTAAACTAAAATAAATCAATTTTTTATAATTTTTAATAAAAAAGCATTTTTTACTTTCCCACTAAATCTTTCCAATAATTATTTTATTTATAGGAAAAGTTATTATATTGTTTAATTCTTTCATATTGTAATAATCGACCCATAAATCGCAAGGAGGAAACATTCTATCCATTTTACACAATTCAGAACAAACAACTGATAAATTCATGTAATTTTTCTTCAACTCCGGATTTTTCAATAAATGTTCTGTCGCCTTCTTTTTACAAGTCTCTAAATCATAATATATTCGCGGAATGCTCAAATATTCAATCCAATTCGTAAATTTTCCCTTAAAATGATTCTCCGGTTCTTTTGGTAAGCGAATATCTCTATCACACAAACCATAATAATCTTTTTTACTTGAAACCGATTTTTCAGAAATAATCTTTCGAGCTTTTTCATAGGTTATTCCGAGTGAGCTTCGACTAATTGTTTTTAATCGCAATTTTTGCGTCAATAATTCATCATATTCACCTAAATCATTCATGGTTTTCTGTTCTTGTTCCGGCTCCGACTCTTTGTCTGATTTTTTCTTTCGCTGTTTTTCAACAATAACCCGATAAACTTTAATCTTTTGCGCGATAGTTTCATCTTCGAGTCCCATTTGATAAATAACTTCTCTGACTTTTTTCAAATCATTGTTTTCATTATCTTCTAACCAATCTTCTCGATTCAAAACCGGTAAAATTATTTTCGTTATTTTGTCTGGAACATCTTTGTTTTTCCGACTCGCTCGTAAAGCGGACTGAACGATTCGAATATTAGAACTCATATTTTCAGAAAATACAACTGCGTCCAATTTTGGAAAATCATATCCTTCTCCTAAACAATAAACACACGTTAATATTCCAAGTTTGGATTCTTCAAATTGATGAAGTATTTCTTTTTGTTTCTTTGATTTCATGAAACTGTGATAACTTGAAAAATACAGGTTGGGTAAATCAAAATAATTGTTGTCCAATAGGAGCTGTATATATTCAATCAGTTTCAATGAATTTTTTTGATTGTTTGAATATATCAATAAATGATGAGAGTGTTTTTCAAGTATACTTTTCAACGATGAAAATGCGCTCAAAAATAGGCGTTTATCCGTTTCTTCTGAAATTCCAAATTTTTCAAAGTGTTCCTCTATTTGGTCCTCATCTGTGATAATGGTTTGAATAAGATAATCGCAAACTACATTGATGTTAATCGCCCATAATAAGCATTTTCTCTCAATTATTTCACCAAAATATTCTTTATTATTATTCGCAATAACTTTATCACTATTTGTGTCATTCTCTAATTGTTTAATTGTCGCAGTCAGTGAAAGTTGTTTCCTCGACTCAATATTTAACATTTGAATGTATGACTTCTTGTTATTCGCAATCTCCATATTGTAATTCGTCAAATGATGACATTCATCATTCAATTTCATATCGAATACAAACGCGATTTGTTGAGTAGCAGTATATACTTTATGAGCGGATGAATATGTTGTTATTACAATACAATTATCATTGTTCATTTGTAAAAACTGGGTTATGTCATCAACATCAACTCCACCAGAAACAATCAAATGTTGAACTCCTTGAAAAAATACACAAATTATTTTCTCCCATTGCTTCAATAATAGTTTATTTGGAACTCCAACAAGAATCTTATTTGAATTTAATCTTTGCGTTATCCATAGCGATATTAGTGTTTTACCAACACCGCACGGTATAATCAATAGACCTTTATTATGTTCAGTCTTTTGACTCAACTGGCGAAAAACGGAATCATTTTTCGCCCGTTCAGAAAAATAATGAACTGATGCTTCAATAATCTCGATTTGGTCCGGTCTTGGAACAAAAGAAAAACTGTTCGGTTTTTCTTCTCTTAGAACAACATGTGTCGCAGTTTCTTGATTTATTATTTTCTGAATGAGCCTTTTGAATAATTTTCGAATCCGATATTTTCGATTCATTTTTTCAATTTCCTGTTCGGATAATCTCCTAAATTGAATTCCTACCTTACACAGATATGGTTCAATAAATGTAATTATTTTTTTATTGAAAAACTCAGTTCCTGCGTCGAGTTTAACATTTAGATGACTGAATTT